CCCGGGCTGCTTGCGTAGCCTGGGTATCCATTCCTCGGCGTCGAGGCCGCTGGCGTCGTCGTAGTGGAAGATTTCGTAGCCGCCCCGCATCCGCCTCCACCAGACGAAGGCGGCCTTGTCCCGGTAGCCGATGTCCGAAGTCACCACCACCTCGTTGATGCCGTCGTTGTGGCCCTGGACCTCGCAGATGCGGCCCTGCTTCTCGGCCTGCTCGACGTAGCGGCCGAAGATCGCCCCGACGTTGGCCGCCGAGAAGTCGCAGTCGTACTCCTGGCGGTATAGCTCGTCGGGCATCTCGCGGCGCTCGTCGGCGAGGACCGACTCGGCGATGTGCTTGGTCTCGGCGACCCCGACGTGCGAGTGGAACCAGTGGCCGCCCTGCCTCGCCAACTGGATGAGGTCGTGGAACCAGTTGTAGCCCCGGGGTGTAGAGATGAAGGCCGCCCAGCCGCCGTTGCCGGCCAGCATGGGCCTGAACATGCTCCAGGCCCTGGGGTCGCTGAGGGCCGCCTCGCTCATGCCGATGCCGAACGGGTTGGAGCCCACCAGCGAGTCGTAGTAGTCCGAGCCCACCAGTTGCCAGATCGCGCCGCACTTGAGCGTGATCTTCATCTCGGTCTTGTTGGTGTCCTCGCGCAGCGCCTTGGGGAAGACCACGTCCAGCGTCTTCCTGCCATCGTTGTCGAACCCGTCCCAGACGACCTTCCTGGCGTGCTTGTGCGTGGGCAGCATGTGGAAGTACATGCCCGGCCGCTCGTGCATCGCCTTGCAGGTCTGGTGCAGGATCGTCAGGTCCTTGCCGAAGCGCCGAGGCCAGCACACGGCCGCCCTCAGGCCGCCGTTGTCGAGGAAGCGCATCAGCGAGCGCTGCAGGGGCCTGGGCTTGAACCCGTTGGGCAGGTGGATGCGGGTCTCAGCCACGGTCGTTGGAGCCCAGGACTACAACGACCAGCAGCAGGCCGATGGCAGCGCCTGCGCCGATGGTCAGGATCACGAGGACGGCCTCGACCCACACAGCCCGAGCCCCAGGGTCGAGGTCCTGGCCGCCTCCCAGATGCGCTGGCACTGGGCGTGCTGCTGCGCCTTGGTGAGGTCGCCATTGAAGCGTAGCTGCACGATCACGTCCTCGTAGAGGTCGAAGCGCTGCTGCCGCTCGTCCTCTGTAGCCTCGGGCTGCGGGTGCCTGCTCCAGGGCGACATGGCCTGCCTGAGGCGCTCGTAGGCCTCGGGATGGCCTGCCCCCTCCCAGACCACGGTCGGCGTTTCGTCACTGGTAGTCATGCCAGCCCCACCCACATGCCCGGCCGCGCCTCGCCTGCGTCGAGCATCGAGCCCACCAAGGTGCCGAGGACCTCGTCGGGCTGGCGGTGCCACCCCAGGCCGTAGTCGAGCCGCACGAGGCCGCACACGGCCAGCGTGGCCGGGTCGAGCGTGCGGTAGGCGCAGGCCTCGTGGTAGCGCACGCTGCCGCCCCACACGTCGAGGACCAGCAGCGTGCCCCCAGGCTTCAGGCAGGCGTAGGCGACCGCCAGCATGGCCGGCACGTCGTCGACGTGGTGCAGGCTGTAGGCCATCACGGCGAGGTCGAAGGGGGCCATGCTGCCGTCCCAGGAGCCTGGGTCGCGCATGTCGCCCAGGACCAGCGTGCCAGGGCACCTAGACCGCGATAGCTGGGCCATCGAGGCGTTGACCTGGGTCACGCTGATGTCGGGCCGCTCGTCGACCCAGTAGGCCTCCATGCCGGCCACGCCCGAGCCCAGGGAGAGCACCCGGGCACCCGAGGGCATGGGGATGCGCCTCCGCACCATGCGAGCGTGTAAACGCTCATCGGGGTCGAGCAGGAAGGTCTGCAGCACGGTGTGGCCGTGCTCGATGAACCAGTCGGTCATGCGGGCCACCAGGGCCTCGTCGCCATAGGCCGGGTGATCGTCAGGCGGCCAACTACCAGTGACGAAAAGCGAGGCCTTGCAGCCTGGGGCATCGCCCTCAGTCGGGGTCTGCGGGGTCATCCTGGCCCTCCTTGTGGATCACCACGGTCACAGGGCCGCCGCCCTCGCCCGTGACCTCGGCCCGACTGAGCTTGGGCGAGGCAAACTCGGCGAGGTAGGCCAGCCGCATCAGGGCCCCGGCCGGGTCGGGCGCACGCCCTGGCACCCGCTTGCCGCCCACGGTGCGGCCCTTCTGGCCCTCGGCGACCTGCCGCAGCCACAGGGCCACGTTCTCGGCGTTGTCCTCCAGCAGGCGGCTGACGGTCTCCCTGAACGTGGCCGTGGCCTTGTTGGGGATGCCCTTGCGCGAGCCGCCAGGGGGCCGGCGCTTGGCACTTGGCGGCACTGTGCTGTCGTTGCTCATGGGCCGCGACTGTACGCCCAGATCGCCCCGTCCACACCCTCCACGGCCATCCACGCCCTGGTCCTTAGGCGGGTGCGCGCATTTCGCCTCGCGCGGCCGCCCGTCATACTTAACCACCTACCTTTCTCTCCCCAACTAGCTAGAGGGCGATCTGTGGAAGGTGTGGATTCACCTATGGGCGGGCACCTGTGGACGGCCCGTGGATGACCCGTGGAAGGGTGTGGAGACCCGACGAACGGTCAACACGCCGTTGAAACCTGGGGCTTATAATGCACCCATGGACAAGACCTCTACCCCCTTCGCCCCCTCGGCCGACTTCGTGGGCCCGCTCCTCGCCAAGAAGCGCGGCCGCCCGGCCAAGCACGCCGATGCGAAGGCCCGCCAAGCCGCCTACCGTGCGGCCAACGAGGTCAAGACCCTCCGCATCGACGGCAAGGCGGCCGCGACCATCGCCCGCCTCGCCGAGCAGTTCGACTGCGACCAGACGCACGTCGTCAACAACCTGATCCGTTTCGCCCTGGCGAACCGCACCTGGGCCACCCAGGGCATCGGCGGCTGGGACATCACCGACAAGCGCTTCGCCAAGGGCAAGCGCACCGCCCCGGCCGCCGACATGAGCGCCCTGGACGCCGAATTCCCCCTCGTGTAACCCCAAGGAGCCCCCAGCATGAAGACCACCAAGTTCAGCGTCGAGCGGTACGTCCGAGAGGAGACCGACGACTACGGCCGTGCCGGCGAGGTCGAGTGGCACCTGATGTCGCCCGAGGGCGAGTGCCTGGAGGTCTACGGCCTCAAGCGCCTCGCCAAGGCCCACGCCGACCGCTGCAACGCTGCCCTCGTCATCCCCCGCTAGCCCACCACCTCAGGAGCCCACCATGCCCACCAACGTGATCACCATCGACACCCGCGAGCTTGAGCGCCTGCAGTCCTGCGAGGCGGCCTGGAGCCGCTGCTTCATGGCCCTGCTGGCCTGCAACGACCAAGCCTTCCAGCGCCCGCTGACGGGCACCGACTGCGCCATCGAGGAAATCTACCGCCTGCAAATCCTGGCCGGTGTCCGCAGCGCCGACACGCTGCCCAGGAACGTGGCCCGCAACATGACCGAGTGGGTGCGCCTGGGCAAGGAGGCGGCCGACCGCAAGAAGGCCGTTTAAACCGACAGACGGTAGCGACAAGCCCTGTAGCCCAGGGCTTATAATAGACCCTGTCAGCAACCACCACACGAGACCACCACCATGTTCGGCTCCCTCCCCCTCATCGTCATGCGCGCCCCCTCGGGCAAGTACATCTATCGCGGCTCGATCCCTGGCGAACTGGGCACCGCCGTGCCGGCGACCACTTCCGCCGTGATGGGCGGCCGCGCCTTCCTCGTCGATGGCAAGTGCTTCGAGATGTCCTTCCCGGCGTTCGCCACCTCGGCCGAGGCCGTGGCCTTCGCTGTGTCCAAGGGCTTCACCCCCTCCCAGGCCGACGCCTGATCCCCGATCACCACCACCACCCCTAAGGACCCGCACCATGAAGACCTACCCCACCGCCGTCGTCAAGGCCTCCATCAAGGCCTTCACCCTGAACAGCCTGACGGCCGCCCAGGCCGACTTCGCGGCCAAGCCCTCGTGCGACAACTGGAACACGGCCGTGCGGGCCATGCTGGTCCACCAGCAGGCCGCCTACCTGTCGGACGCCCAGTTCGAGGTCCTCCGCACCGCCATGATCAAGGACCTCGACGAGGCCATCGTCATGACCGTGACGGGCAAGGACATCGAGACCGTCCTCCGAGCCACCAACGCAGCCTGAGGAGACCCAGAGGCCAGGGCAACCAGCCCTGTCCTCTGCGACCCGCAGTGACCCCTGGAGCCCCCATGCACACCTACCAAGCATTCCTCGACGGCAAGCTCGTCGGCCAGCGCAACAGTGATCGACCCTACGTCTGCGCCATCGTCCTGGCCGACTTCGACCTCGATGCCGCCCTGGCGTCGATCAAGGCCAGCAGCGACCACGTCGAGTGGTACACCCGGTACTACAAGGGCTGCGCGGCCAAGGGCGACGTGGTCGCCTCCTGGCACATGACCGGCGATGCCGGCAACCGCGCCCTGTCGTCGAGCCGCAATGCCAGCCCGTTCTACAAGCGCCGCACCCTGGTCACGGCCACGATCAAGCCCAAGAAGATCAAGGCCGCCAAGACCGTCAGCAACGTCGGCTGACCCCTCTCCCAGCCCCAGGCATCACCCGCCTGGGGATCGATTAACGTCACTGGTAATCATCATGACCGACAAGGACCTCGCCCAGTACCCGCTGATCTGCCGCCCGGCCTACAACCTCGACAACCTGTACCAGCGTCGAGAGGCGGCCGGCACGATCTACATCATCGCCCAGCGTGCCCACGAGGGCCGGCTGGCCGTGGCCCTGATGGGTGCCGAGTTGCCCTACAACTGGCAACCCAAGGTCGACCTCCGCACCGCCCAGGGCAAGGAGTACGTCGCGGCCGAGAAGGCGATGTGGGCGGCCATCACCCGGTACGACTCGGCCCGGCTGGCCCTGATCGAGCAGCCGACGAACGGTACTTCCAAGCGTTGAAGCCCTGGGCTTATAATCGACCCTGTCAGCAACCAACCCCTCAAGGACACATCATGGCTCGCCTCTCCAACAAGTCTGCCCAGCGCATCGCCTCCCTGTTCAACAGCATCACGGTCGCCGAGACCATGCGCGCCCGAGTCGACGCCGACGGCAAGCGGGTCTACAACTGGGACGTGTGGACCGATGCCATCGCCAAGGCCGCCCTCTCCCTCTACGAGGAATTCGGCATCCATGCGGTGGGCGTCGAGTCGGCCATCGAGGACTACACGGCCCGCAAGCTCGACCGCGAGCACCGTGCCCGCATGGACGCCCTGGCGCTGCGGGTCTCGATGGCCGCCGAGCAGCGTGCCGGCATCGGTGCCTGATCGACCCGGGGGGCTTGACGGCCCCCCACCTGAAGCCCCAGACTCCACACCCCACTACCAGCCTAAGCTCGACCTGCAGTCGCCCATCGGCGACACGGGCGACCATCTGCGCCGCACCGAGCACTACGAGGTCGAGACCGATGTCGACCGCGACTCGCTGACCTTCTGGAACCTGTACGAGAGCCGCGACCCCAAGACCCTGGGCGAGATGTTCCGGGGCTCCTGCGGCTACTCGGGCTACCCCGACGTGATCACCTTCTCGGCGGCCCGGCAGGCCGAGAACGACAAGCAGGCCAAGGTGGCCCTCAAGCACCGCCTGGAGGCCGAGGCCGCCCGGGTGCGTGCCGAGGCCGCCCAGCGTGCCGTGGACGCCATCCGGGCCGCCTTCGACCTGTCCGACTCGACCTGGGAGTGGAAGCTCTGGGGCGAGGTCGGCGAGGCCGCAGGCCAGGACCTCCCCGACTTCCTGGGCCGCGAGCTTGACGAGGCCAGGAAGCCCGAGCAGCGCAAGCTCGCCATCAGGAAGCTCCTGCGGCCGCTGCTCTCCAGCGCCAAGGAGAACACCCGGGAGGAATTCCCCGAGGACTACCGGGAGGCCGAGGACAAGGACGACTTCTACATCGACTACCTGACCGACATCGTGGGCTTCATCGTCCTCGACGTGGAGCAGCCGCAGTGATCTGCGTGGCCGCCATCATCGACGTGATGCTGGCCTTCGTAGGCCCAGGCTTCACCCTCCTGGCCTGCGCGGCCGGGGCCATCCTCACCTTCCTCGGAGCACGTCACCCATGAACTGGTTCTGGTTCATCCTCTGCACGGTCGCAGTGCCCTGCCTCGTCGCAGCCTGCACCCTCCTGCCCGACCGCATCGACCGCAAGCGCCGCATGGAGTGGGACGCCTGGGCCCGCCGCGAGAGGAAGCGCCACGCTGCCTCGATGGAGGCCAAGGCCGAGGTCGGCGACTTCGACTGGGACTACGCCAAGAAGGGCCGCCGCCTGTGATCAAGGCCCTGCAGTGGCTGGGGGCCATCGTCATGGGCGTGGTCTTTGCCCTGGCCCTGGCCTACGTCGTTGCCGATATGTACTTCATCCTCTCCGCTCTCATCTGGGTACACCAATGAAGACCTACTACTCTGTCGACGCCACCACGCCCTACCGCTTCAGCCGCAGGCTGGGCGAGCAGGTGCCCGATGCCCAGTACGCCGAGTGGCTGGAGGGCCCCCAGCCCTCGGCCCTGAATGCCGCCAGGGCGATGTTCTGGGGGACGTGGCTGGGCCTGATCCTGGCCGTCGGGGCCACGCTGGTTGTCCTGGCCTTCCGAGCCTGAGGCTCCATTTCGTCACTGGTAATCGTCATGCACCTGATCCACAACCCCAACGGCACCTACACCACCGTGTTCGCTGGCCGCGAGGTCTACACCGGAGTCAAGGCGGTGGCCGAGCGCCTGGGCCGCGAGCTTGAGTGGGGCGAGCGCTGCCCCCAGTGCCTGAAGCGCACGCCGTTCACGACCGAGATGCACGAGTGCCCCGGTTCGCCACCGGACGGCAGGCGTTTAAACCAGCCGACGAACGGTAGGGACAAGGTTGTAGCCTAGGGCTTAGAATGACACCTGTCAGCAACCACCCCCTAGAGCACACCATGACCTTCAACCCCGCCAACTTCTCGACCGGCGCTGCCGCCGCTCCCCAGGCCGCCCCCGCCGTCGTCGAGACCGCCGTGACCGTCCAGGCCCTGGAGCAGGCCGCCGCTCGATTCGCCCTGCGCCGCGACAACTTCGCTGCCGGCAAGTCGGACATCTGCCTCGACCTCGCGGCCAAGCTGAACCGGTTCGGCTCCTTCGTCAGCGACAAGCAGGCCGGCTTCGCGGCCAAGCTCATCGAGTGGAGCCTGCCGCGCAAGTTCGAGGCCCGCACCAGCGAGGCGGCCGATCTAGTCCGCGCCAACCCGACGATGCCCAAGCTCCACGGCCTGATGCAGCGCCTGTCGAAGCTGACCATCGGCAAGCTCCAGATCGTCCGCAAGAACCAAGACTCCCTCTGCTGGATCAAGCACGAGGACGCCGAGAAGGTGATCGGCCGCCTGACCGACGGTGGCACGCTGACCCTCTGGCAGCGCCCGATGGTCGACCTGCAGGACGTGACCCGCGCCCTGATCGACATCGAGCAGGACCCCGAGGCGGCCGCCGTTCGCCACGGCAAGCTTTCGGGCCGCTGCTC